ACCGAACTCCTTTTTATGCAGAGCATCAACATCCATAGTTCCAGTCTCTCGGAGGGTGCGGATTTCGAGGATGATAAACCCGAGCAGTGCATTGAGTTCCGAGATTTCTTCCATAGTGGGAGTTTTCCTCATGCCAATCCACCGCATTGAAATGTTTCGGGCGTTGATGGCGTAGAGCTGACCTTCAATGGTTTCTAGGTGTTGTTTTTGTTCGTCCGTCATAAAACCTCCTGGGAGTCCCAATGTTACTCAAATTTTGATAGGTTCTCATTTTTTTCTACAGGATTTGGTTCAAACCCACAGGAAATGCAGACTTCCTGGGACATGTAGTTTTCGTTGTGGCAGCGAGGACATCGCCTCACATGGATTTTGCCGTCTTCTTTGCTTTGGTAGCCGTAGCCCTGAACTCGACCATCCTCAGTTTCCCAGCGAATGTCGTTGGAGTCGTGGTCTTCTGGGGTTGGGTACATGACTGTTTTGAATTTCATAAAAGGTGTGAGTATTTGGTAAAGCCTCCGATAAGCAGGAAGAGCCACAAGGTTCCCATAATATAGAAGGTTTCGTTGCCGAACCGCTTTTTACAGTCCCACAAAAAATACATGCTCAGTGCTATCAAAAGAATTGCGTATATCATGCCAACACTATAACACAATGCTTGCTATTTGTCAACCTCGTGCTCGTTGTACCACTCGGAATAGGACTCTAGCTTGCCTTTGAAGTAGAGAACCACGCACAGAACGATTAGTGCAATGATTACACCAATGACTTTTAGTAGAAAAAATAGTATTTCCATGTTCCAGGGGTCAGACTCGAACTGACATAGACTCGGTTATGAGCCGAGCGAGCAACCTTTACTCCACCCTGGGGAGTGTGGGGATGTTGCCAGAGCCCCACTATTTTAGTCGTGCTTGAGTGTATTGAGATAATCAATACGAGCAATATCATCCCCAGTGACGGGCATGTTGTGTCTCTTTGACTCTAGCGACCTGAGCTCTGCTTTTTCTTCATCGGTTGCGATTTGTCGTCCTTCTTCATCAAACCTGACATTTTCGCTCCCTTCGACTTCATCCGCTCCAGTAGCGTCAGTTTCCTCAGCTTCATTTTGAGCTGGTACTGCGTCTGCTGCGGGTTCAGTTCCCGCTTCTGATAGGGGGGCTTCTGCTGGAGCTTCGATGTTTTCTCCCTGGCTCTCGCCTCTATCTTCGCTCGAAGTTTCTGCTTGCTGCTCTTCATTCCCAGTTTCAGGGTTTGTATCTCCCTCTGGACTTCCAGGTTGGCTTGGAACGGGTTGGTTCCCGTCTTCGCCACTGACTTGGGCTGCTGGAGAAACTTCTGTCTCGGGCTCAGTTCCTTCGACTTGGTTTTGTTCGTCTTGCATGGTGTTTCACCTCCTTTCATAATAATAGTGTTGCATTTTTTCTGCGGTTATGCAATAGTTGTAGTATATGGGAAAAGCTAAAAAACTCAAAATGCTACGAAAAGCAGTGCAAGGTTTAGCTCCCCAGGTTCCGTTTGCTGCACTCAAACCCCATTATAAACGAATGAAGAAAATTATACTGAAAGGAGGGCAACCAAATGTTACACATCCTTTACACTGAGGAAGAAGGTGGAGATTTCCGAGAATTCCACTACATTGCTGAAAATTCCGACAAAAAAACTCGAGAACTGTATGAAACTGCGGTCAAATCGGGGCAACTCATGTACTCTATCGGTGACAGAACGGTGAATATCAAGCCAGCCTACATCTCTTTGGTGGAAACTACTGAGGATTTTGACTTTGTGCTTGGTCGAACCCGCATGGAACCACCAGTACACACTCCAATTATCGAAGCCAGTGTCGAAATCACTGATAAGAAGGAGGAAAATGTCCAATAAATTACCCACCATTGGGTTTATTGGCAATTTCGTTCCTCCATTTTCCACGGAAAACGACAGGAAGTGGAGTTTTGAGAAACTCGGTTACAAAGTCGTCCCTTTTCAGGAGTCTCGCACTACTGTTGAGGAATTACGCCGACACATGCGGGACGAATTCTACTCAGACCCCATCGGAGTTGAGTGTTTTGATGTTTTGTTCTACTCCCACACTCACGGCTGGGAAATTCCTGGGCTTATTGAGTTTTTTGAGGAGTGTAAAGAGAAAAAAATCCCCACAGTCTCAGTTCATCTTGATAGATGGGCGTGGCTCGAGCGGGTGACTGATGTTGGCAAGGAAGCAACCTGGTTTACCGAGCATTTGTTCATGGCTGACGGTTCTCCCGAGGCTGAACAGCTTTATGCCAGACATTCTTTGAACTGGCACTTCCTCAAACCTGGTGTTGTTGAGCGTGATTGCTACATGGCAGCTCCAGACCCCGCAATGTTTCCCCATGAAATTGTGTTTGTTGGCTCAAAAGGCTACCACCCCGAGTATGCGTTTCGTCCAAAGCTCATTGAATTCCTAGCCGAAACCTACGGTGACAGATTTGGTCACTGGGGTAATGATGGATTGGGTGTAATTCGTGAAGGTGGTCTCAACACACTCATGGCTTCTGCAAAAATTGTTGTTGGTGACTCCTGTTTTGGTGGCAGACCTGATTATGTGTCCGACAGGTACTACGAAACTCGTGGAAGAGGTGGCTTTTTACTCCATCCTCATCCCGAAGGTGGGAGAATTGACAATGTTGGGGTCGGTCACTACCAGCCACAAAATCTCGTTTCCCTAAAAGAAAAAATTGATTATTATTTGGAGCACTCTTTTGAGCGTGAAGAAATGCGGGAGATGGGTTTCAACTGGGTAAAAGACCACGAGACCTACACCAATCGCACAAAAGAAATGATGGAGGTCATTTTCCCATGATTAGTATTCTGCTCCCCACCAGAGGAAGACCCGACATGGCTCGCAAATTTATTGAGTCCGTGCTTCACACCGCCGACAACCCTGACCAAGTAGAAATCGTGATGCGGGTTGATGATGACGACACCAGTTATGACGACTGGAGGCACATTCCCCAGGCTCACCTGTATCTGGGAAAGCGAGAGAACCTTTCATCCTGCTATTTGTGGGAGAGAGCTCGGGGCGACATCTTCTTTATGGGTGGCGATGACTTGATTTTCCACACAAAGGGTTGGGATACCAAGGTCGAAGCGGAGTTTGCCAAGTACCCTGACAAAATTCTTCTCGTTTATGGGGATGATGGCGACCCAAATACTGAAAAAACCAACGCTTCCCATGGATTTATTCATCGTAATTGGTGCAACGCCCTTGGTCGTTACCTTCCACCCTATTTTAGTGGGGACTTTGTTGATACCTGGCTCACTTTCCTGGCTGATGGGGTTGGTCGAAAGGTGAAAATTGACATCGTTACCGAGCATTTACACCCAGCTTTCAACAAAAGAGAGCAGGACAGGACTGACAAAGAGCGATGGGAGAAGCATTTCAAGGATGACATGCCACAAAAGTTTCTCGACACTCTCCCAGAGCGTGAGGCGGATGTGGTAAAGCTCAAGAAATTCATGGAGGACTTCAAATGAAAATCATCGTAACAGGCGAACAAGGATTTATCGGCTCCCACATGGCAGCTTTTTTGGTGCAAAAGGGACATGATGTACGATTTATTACACCCCAGGGCAAAGACCTTCGCAATTTTGAGGGTTTGACCGACCAACTGCGGGGTATCGACATGGTATTTCACTTTGCAGCCAACATGGGTGGGGTTGGGTTCTTCTCAGAGCACAACTACCAACCATTCATCGACAACGCCCAGATAGACATGAACATTTTTACCGCTTGCCAGGAGGCTGGGGTTGGAAGATTGTTCTATGCTGCCTCGGCTTGCATCTACCCGATTGATATTCAGGCAAATGAAAACGCCATTCCCTCTCTCAAAGAGACTCAAATCATTCCAGCACATGCTGACCAAATGTACGGCTGGGAAAAACTGATGATGATGCTTCTTGCCAAACACGCACCTATGGATGTTCGAGTTGGTATCCTCAATACCGTTTTTGGTGAGGGTCAAACCTGGATTGGAGACCGAGTGAAGTTCCCACCAGCTATCACCTACAAGGTTTTACAGGCAAAAAAGTCTGGGGCTTCCATCCCTATTTGGGGTAATGGAAATCAAACCAGAACTTTTCTCTATATTCAGGATGCGGTTGAAAAAATCTATGAAATTATGATGACTCCCGAGTATTTTGGGGAAGTGAATGTTGCCAGCGATGAAATTGTTACAATAAAGCAGTGTGCTGACTGGCTCTGTGAAATTGCGGGCATCACTCCTGATTATCAGTTTGACACCACCAAGCCGAGTGGAGTTTTGGCTCGAGGCATTGATAACACAAAATTCAATGAGCATTACAAATATCGAAGTCAATTCACAACCCGACAGGGGTTTGAAAACCTGTATCACTGGATGGAACAACAAGTATGAAAATAAACTATCTCTCAACCAAAGAAGGAACACCAGCCTCGGGATACTGGGATATGGCGTTCATTGAAGACATTCTGCGTGACCTGCCCGACTCAGAACGAGCGGTGTTCGTCATTCCTGCTGCCTACCAAGGTGATATGGTGCCCGCAATAAACGCTGAAATAAACAAACACGACCATGTGGTTGTTTTTATCACTTCCGATGAGGAGCACAAGTTCCCAACCGAGCAACTTCGACACCCAAGTATGTATGTGTTCGAGCAGTACAAGGCGACTTTCCCTCTGGGCTACACCCCACAAACCAGGAGCGAGCTCAGGAAAATTGGCTACCAAAAGAAAACTCTTCCTTATTTTTATTCAGGACAAATCAACCACATCCGAAGGCAACAACTCCAAGATGTGCTCGTGAAGTATGACCATGGTCGCCAATACTTTTTCCCCACCGATGGCTTTGCCAAGGGTATGAACCCCGAGGGATATTTCCAAATGATGTCTCGAGCAACGGCTGTTCCCTGTCCTCCAGGCAATGTGACTCAGGACTCATTCCGTGTGTATGAAGCACTTGAGGCTGGGGCGGTTCCTATTGTTGATAGGTTTTCAGCTCAGGGCGAAGGTGAGTATTGGGAGAAAATGTTCCCCGATGCACCGTTCCCAATTCTTTCGTCTTACCAGGAACTCCCAGAACTCATTGAAAAGTGCCAAGACCCCATGCTCCGCAACAAGGTGTTTGCCTGGTGGATTGGAAAAAAGATGAAGCTCCGCCAGCAAATGAAGGATATTTTGGGTATCAAAGAAGCTCTCACTATTGTGGTGCCGACCTCCTACATCCCTTCCCACCCAAACACCACAGTCATTGACCAGACTATTGCCTCAATCCGCTACCACACGGGCTCGGATATTATCCTGACCATTGATGGTTTGCGGGATGAGCACAAAGAAATGAGTAATGATTACACAGAATACATCCGAAGGCTCTTATGGAAGTGCAACTTTGAGTATGAGAACGTCCACCCAATCCTTTTTGAAAAACACACCCACCAAGCTGGAATGATGAAAAAGGCTTTGACCCAGGTGCATACCGACCTCGTGATGTATGTGGAACACGACACCCCACTTGTTACGGATGAACCAATCGACTGGGAGTACATCGTTAAAGTATTGATGCAGGGGGACGCTCACGCAATCCGCTTCCACTTTGAGGCACGAATTCCCGAGGAGCACAAATATATGATGCTTCCTGAACACGATATGCCGTATCTCCAAGCCACAATTCAGTGGAGCCAGAGACCCCACATCGTCAGAACCAACTTTTACCGTGGCATTATGCAGCTCTTCTCTGACAACGCTGACTGTTTCATTGAAGACTTTATCCATGGCAAATGTGCCGAGGGTGACTGGAACGATTGGAAGCTGTTTATTTATTCTCCTCCAGGCAACAATATAAAAAGAAGTCTCAACCTTGATGGTCGTGCGGGTGGGGCAAAATATGACGACAAACAAATATGGTAAACAAAATTGGACTCATCGCTTTTGCAAATGATGGTGGACTGGGAGCTCAAACTCGCAGACTTGCCAAGATGCTCAACCCCGACATCATTATGGTTATCGACTCTTCTGGGTTCTCCAAAAACAAGGTGCAGCATTTTGAGTGGTACCGAGAGTGGAACCACTTTATTGTGGGCGGTCTCCCAGGAAATCTTGCCATTCAAACCTTCCTTCAAAACCTGACCCATGTGTTTGTATGTGAAAATCCTTACAATTTTGGACTCGTGTACTGGGGACAACAGCAGGGGACGAAGGTTTTCGTGCAGAGTAACTACGAATTTTGCGACAACCTGGACAAACCATGGTTGCCAGTACCAGACAAATTTCTCATGCCTTCTCACTGGATGATACCTGAGATGTTGGAAAAGTACGGCACCGACAAAGTGATGTATCTCCCACCACCCATCAACCCCAATGAATTCACCAAGGCTCGGGAGCAAAACATGAAACGCCGTGGTAAAAAGCGTTTCCTTCACCTTATTGGAACTGCTGCCACCGAGGATAGAAACGGTACCTTGGATTTGATTGATACCCTGAAACTCACCACTGGTGATTTTGAAGTTGTCATCCGCTCCCAACAACCACTCTCCATGGACGTTTACTTGGACGACCCACGGGTTACTTATGAAGTGAACAACTGGGACGAAAACTGGGAACTCTACAATGACTTTGATGCTCTACTCTTGCCTCGCAGGTGGGGTGGATTGTGCCTCCCAATGCTTGAAGCCCTGATGTCGGGACTCCCCGTACTGATGACTGACATTTCTCCCAACAAGGAGGTTTTGCCACGACAGTGGGTAGCTCCAGCCAATCGCATGGGAACTTTTATGGCTCGCAGCGAAATCCCCTACTACTCAGTGGGTCATGGAATTTATGCTGAACTTATCGAAATGTTTGCGAAAATGAGTGATGAAGTGATGCTCGAACAGAAGATGAAAGCATTTGGTTTGGGAGTAGAGAGATTTTCAGACGCAGCACTCAAGCCCAAGTATTTAGAGCTTCTTAACAACGGGTAGCCCCGAGTGAGTTTCTTTCACAGTCCACCCAGTAGGTAGTTCAGGACAGTAGTCCTCTTTTTGTTCCCTGCGGAAAAAATAGGTCTTGGTTGCAATCTTATTTCGACCAATGATGGTGTTTCGGCAATGGAGAAACCACTTGGTTCCTTTGCTGTTGGTATACGTCATAAAATAATAGTAGCATATTTCTGCGGTCTTTGGTATTCTGATAGTATGAGCAATGTCTTACTACCCGATGGTGAAATGAAAAAAGTCCAAGAGACATTGATGGAGATGGCAAAACAGGCATCCGAAGACCCAATTTATTTCATCGACACCTTCTGCTACACCTTCAACCCAAAACAGGAACCCTTTCATTTGCGGTTCAAACTTTTCAACTTTCAAAAGCGTTTAGTCCGAGACATCGTTGCAGCAATCCGCAATGGTGATGATATTTTCATTGATAAAACTCGGGAAATGGGCGTGACCTACACCATTCTCGCAGTCTTTTTGTGGTTCTGGTTGTATGAGCCAGCTTCAAACTTCCTTATCGGCTCTCGAAAAGAAGATTATGTTGATAACCGTAGAGGCGGAACCACTGGAAATAAAGAAGAGTCGCTGTTTGGAAAACTAGACTACATGCTCTCCCGACTCCCCAGCTTCCTACTCCCAGAGGGTTGGAACAGAGAGAGGCACTTTACCTACATGTCTTTGGTCAATCCTAAAAATGGTAACTCAGTATCGGGGGAAAGTAGTAATCCGAATTTCTCTCGAGGAGGAAGGCAACGAGCAATCTTTTTAGATGAGTTTGCTTTCTGGGATGAGGGCTCCGCCGTATGGGGAGCAACTGCCGACACCACCAACTGCCGTATCGTAGCCACCACCCCAGGAAACAAACCTTCAAAAGCAAAAAGACTTCGCTTCGGAAAAGACGGGGAAAAAATCAAAATCATCACTCTTGACTACAAGCTCGACCCACGAAAAACTCGTGCATGGTTGGACGAACAACGCACCCGCCGTTCCACTGAGGACTTCAATCGAGAAATCATGGTCAACTGGGAAACCTCCATCACTGGTCGTGTGTATCCAGAAATTGAGAGTGCAGCCTATGGCGACTTCCCATTCCTGGTGAACCAGCAACCCTACACTTCCTGGGACTTTGGTTTGGACGGAACCTCCTTCGCTCTTTGGCAGCAGAACCCAGCGAACGGAAAGTGGCGTGTCATTGATGCCTATGAAAAAGTTGACCAGCCTATTCAGTTCTTCTTCCCCTTCTTTGGGAAACCCATGGACTCCAAATTCCAGTACACCGATGACGATTTGAAAGCTATGAAGACCTGGAGTCAGTATCCAAAACAAATTCATTTTGGAGACCCTGACGTTGCAAAACGAAACTACGCCTCGCCTGAAATCACCAGTGCTCGCCTGGAGCTCCAGAAAATTGGTATCTTTGTGCAGTCAGTTACCAGGAATGATTTCTTCTCTCGAAGGGAAATCACCAAGGTGTACCTGCAAAAAGGAATTGAAATTAACCAGGGCACCAGGACTGAGGACTGGTTGGAAGCTATCAAACAGGCTCGCTACCCACAACGGGAAGAGAGCTCACAGGCAACCACCCCAATCACCAACCCAATTCACGACTGGACTTCCCATTCACGAACCGCCATGGAGTATTTCTTTATTAACATTGACCTTTATGCCAATATAGAGGTGGAGAAGCCTTCATGGGCTGACAAAGCGTCTGACCTTTCAAGAGGGGGGTCGGCACGTTCACTAACAAGTAGAAGTGCTCTTGCACACCGAAGGAGGTGAAAATATATGCCAGGAAATGAATTTCAAGAAAGAGCTGAAAATGAACAGAAAACTGTTCAGGCTCAACAGATTAGTACCATTTTGGATACCGTCCAAGGTCTCGTCACTGAGTTGCGAGCAGTCAAAAAAGAACTGCGAACCGCTCGTGCGGAGCTGAGAAATCTTGATAAGTTACGACCTCTCCGCTCCGAAAAAGAGGAGGCTGAGGAAGTAGCTCCAGAAGTTACTGAGAAATAAATATGATAGACGTATCTGTCCTTATAACCTGTTTCAACAAGGAGAAGTACCTTGATGAATGTGTTTCTTCCGTGCTCCGACAATCAAAAGAGCCACGGGAGATTATTGTGGTTCACGATGAATGTGAAAATCCTATGCACCATGCAGAGGTTACCACCATCATGCTCCGCAAAAACCTTGGTGTGGCTCGTGCTCGCCAGGAGGCGTTCCGTTATTCAATAGGGAAACTCATTCTCTTCCTAGATGGTGACGACATTTTGTCGCCTGATTACTTGGAGAAAATGACCCAGCGAATTGCGGATGGTGCAGATATTGTCTACCCAGATATTTACTTCTTTGGTGACAGTGGAAAAAAACTATCCGTGCTGACTGAAAAGGTTGAGCCAGCACTGGTAGAGAAACTGGAACGACTCCCCATACCTGTGACCTGCTTGATGAAACGAGAGGTCTACGAAAAGGTAGGGGGGTTTGGAAAGTGGGAGGTACTCGAAGACCTCGACTTTTGGCTTCGAGCGATGTGTAATGATTACACCTTCGGAAAGGCGGAAACCCTGCTCTGGTACCGCCAGGAAGGAGTCAAAAGAAACGCAATGGACTTGGGGAAAAAGACCAAAATCATGCGTGAGATTATGGAGCAATTTGTGATAGAGAACAACACTATCAAACAAAAACATGCCTAAAACGTACATAAAAACATTGCGACAACTTATGATGGTAGCCTCCTCCCAGAATTTTTCGGAAATGGAGATGCCAGATGGGGAGCCATTTGACGCTGGGGATAATGGGGAAGCTGCTGATATGATGGTGTCACAAGTGCAAGCCGATGCTCATTTACTGTCCCTCCTTCGCAACATGGCGGATAGGGAAAAAATCATTCTCATGTATCAAATTTTGAGGGAGTCTGGGTACAATTTGAACCATGCGGAGTGTGCAAAAACCTTGAACATAACCCGTGAACGCTACATGGTGATTTTGAAAGGTGTGAAGAAAAGAGCTGCAAAGATATTACAAATTCCCTTGGAATAAAGGATAATAGAGATATGGAGAGCCAAGACAAACGCTACGCTGAAATCATCCGTAACCGCCTAAACAAAGCCCGAGAGCTTACTCAGGAGGTTTTTGATAGGGTGGAGTTGAACCGCAACCTGTACAAAGGCATCCTCCTAGTCGATGATACCTATGAATGGGATTACTCTTTGGTTGACCAACAGGTCTTCCCACTCATCCGAAATTATATTGCTCGCTCCAACCCTTCGATGCTCAAGCTCCGCTTGGAAGCTCGCACCTCACAGGACTTTGAACGCAGACAGGTAAACCAAGACTTCGTGAACTGGGAAATTGGTGAGCTGCCAATGACCAACCTTTTGACTCGTGCTTTTTACTCCAACTACCTCGCTGGTAAAGCCTACTTCAAATCAGGGTGGAAATATGACCCAAGAGTCATCGTTACTCGAGGACAATACTCCTACGAGATGCGACCACTCATCAATCGTGCAGACCTCAAATTCGTTCGTTTTAACAATATCATCATCCCGAACCGCAACATTCCAGACCTACAGGAACAACCCTACGTCTTTGAATTGATGCAGCTCTCGCCTGGTGAAATGATTAAAGATAACGAGTCCTACGGGTACGAATACTGGGACAAAGCCTTCATTGAAAAACTGAGAAAATCTGGTGTTACTTCCAAGGCTCTCGACTACGAAGCAGAGTTTGTGACTGAAATGGACACCATCGTCAAAGAGAAAAATTCTCCAGAAGAAATGATGTTTAGAGCAGCCACTTTCCCAGTGGTCTGTATGCACACCAAGGAAAATGAAGTGATGTACATTCCTTTGGTTGACGGCATGGATACTGTTATCAACAAAAACCGAGAGAATGAATTCTGGCATGGCAAATACCCATACATGGATATGACCGCTTTCCCAGAAGATGATGAATTTTACCCAATGTCAGTAGTCGATGCTGTCGGTGACACTCAAATCGCTTCCACTGAGGTGTTGAACCAAACCCTGACCAACATCCGCTCTATCAACAACAATATGTGGATTACTGGTGCTCCTGCTGCAACAACCCCTGACTACATGTTCAAGCAACGCCCATCGGGAATTATCCGTGTTGCTGGCGACCCAGGACAAGTTGTCCCAGTTAGACCTCAAGACGGTACCCGCTCAATGCTTGAAGTTGGTCGTGAACTGCAAACCAAATTTGAAAGAACTGGTGGAATTTCTTCACTCTATAGCTCTGGTGCTCCTTCCAAGACTGTCAATCAGACAGCTCGTGGTGCTCAAATCATTGACTCAAATATCGAAACCAATGTTCAAATGATTATGGACTTGTTCGGTGAGCAAATCCTCAAGCCTCTCGGTGACCACTTCATCGCTCTAAACGCCCAATATGTTACCGAAGAGCAGTCATTCTCTGTTACTGGTAAAAAGGGTGTCCGAGAACTCTTGGCAATCGAGCCAGGTTTGGTCTCTGCAAACTTCGACATTTACACCTACCCAGAGGCAATGATAAAACAGACCCCAGCTTCACGCCAGGCAAGTCTCCAAAACTTCTTGACGGTTTTGAACACCCAGGTCGTTCCAACTGGTGCTCAGGTTGATGTTGTCCCAGTCGTTGAGGCTTTAGTTGACTCCTACCCAGAAATGGAAAATATCGAAGACATCGTGGTCTCCATTGATGAAAAGGGCAAACGAGACATCCTTTCAATGGAGCGTGGTCAGTTCCCAGAGGTCAAGGTTCGGGACGCTCACATGGAGCTTATCCAGCTTGTGACCCTTCACTTTGAAGACAACCAGGCAAACTACGCCCCAGAAGTGGCTCAAATGTTCACCATGTATGTTGAAAAACACATGAGGTTCCTGCAATCAGCTCAAGAAATTCAACAATTAACAGCTCCTCCGCCTCCACAGGTGCCAGGCGGGGATGGATTAGCAGCAGCTTTTGGGGCAACTCCTGATGGCGGAGGTGGAGATATTCCCCAAAATGAAGGAACAGGGGAAGAGGGTGGCTACAATCTTGGTGCCATTGTCTAATATGTATGAAATACGAAACAATACTACAACTTGTCCAGTCAATAATTGACAGCTTCACCAACGTAGCTGTTGCTCATCTTAATGGGCTGAAAAACTTCCTCTCCAAAAACACCTTTTCAGTCAAAGTCACCAATCCTGCAACCAAAATGAAGGTCGAGGGTGAGGTAAAGGTCTCGAATACGCAACCGTTACTCAAAGCTATTGGTGGTATTCCTATTGCCATAAATGCTCTCAAAAAGACAGTTCTCGCTCAAAAAGACGTGGTGGTTACCAACTTCAAGGATTTGAAGTTTCCAGAGTTTCCAAAGAAAATTGAAGTTTCAAACCCTCAGAAGGAAGTAAAAATCACCAACATGAAGGAGTTCACCACTGCTATCGAAAAGATTGCAGAGTTTCTGGCGAAGGTGAAGTATGACCCCAGAATTGAGGTCAGTCCCACACCTGTGAATGTCAAAGCTCCCGTGGTCAATGTTGCAGCTCCCATTGTAAATGTGCCTGAACAGAAGCCACCCGTGGTCAATGTTGAAAAACCAGACCTCTCAGCTCTCAAGAAACTACTCGAATTTTTCGATGCTATCAACGCTAAAAAACCACTGGCTGTTCGTCTGTCGGACGGCAAGGAGTTTTACAAAGCTCTCGAGAAGATGGCTGACATTTACGCTGGCTCTACCTTCTCAGCTTTTCAGGACACCTCTGGTGGTGAGGGGCGTGGTATTCTCAATCGAAACAATGAGATTTTGGTCACGACTTCCGACACTTGGTCTCTCAATGACGTGGACACCGTGAATAACGGTCAGTTCACCTACCTTGGCGAGGAAACCATTGATGGCAGGTGGAGAGTCACAAGAGTGCAAAAAGTGGGTCGGTTCAACGTGATGAACTATGCGACTATCAGAAATAACCCAGACCATGTGGAGTCAGATTATCCAACAGCTTGGGCTGCTCACGCAGACCTTGAATACAATAGGGTGTCTTTGGCACTATAATTAAAATAACAATATGAGTGACTTTGAAATTGTACAAATCCAGAACCCAACAATCTTCCAAATAGTCGGAGGACTGAATTATCGTGGGGAATATGACAATGCTACCGAGTATGCAATCGGTGATGTTATTTATTTTGAGGGCTCTTCGTATGTCTCCATCGCTGCTGCAAACACAGGAAACGCCGTAACTGACGACTCAAAGTGGCAACTTATTGCACAAATGGGTGACACTGGGGTTCAGGGTGACACTGGAGTCACTGGCTCCCAAGGTGTCAAAGGTGACACTGGGAACACTGGCTCAACGGGTGCAAAAGGAGACACTGGTTCCCAGGGAGTTGCAGGAAATACAGGCGTTCATGGAAATACTGGTGTCAAAGGTGATACAGGCTCAACAGGCTCAACTGGTGCCAAGGGCGACACGGGAAATACTGGGGCAAAGGGAGACACGGGAGACCAGGGTGACCAAGGCGACTCGGGAGTTTCTGATGTTCCAGGTGATACTGGAATTCAAGGTGATACTGGTGTAAAAGGCGACACTGGCAACACGGGCTCTCAGGGAGTAAAGGGTGACACTGGCAATACTGGTGCTCAAGGTGCTGCTGGAAATACGGGAGTTGCTGGAGCGGTTGGTGCTACGGGTGCCACAGGCTCGGCAGGTGCAAAGGGCGATACTGGGAACACTGGAGCCAAAGGAGATACTGGCGACCAGGGAAGTCAAGGAGACACTGGAATTGGTATCAACTGGTCTGGTGCTTGGGTTTTTGATGTTGAATATCAAATTGCTGATACTGTCGAAAACAACGGCTCTTCTTATGTGGCTATTGCCATAAACGAAGACGTTGAGCCTGGAGTTGATGTTGACTGGGAAGACTCATGGGACATTGTTGCTGAAAAAGGCGACACTGGTTCCCAAGGTGCTCAGGGGAATACGGGTGTTACGGGTTCCGCAGGAGCAAAGGGTGACACTGGGGATGTTGGCGACCAAGGCGACACGGGTGTTACTGGAAGTCAGGGTGTAAAAGGAGATACTGGGAACACTGGAAGTGCTGGTGCGAAGGGTGACACTGGCGACCAAGGAGATGCTGGGGACACGGGTACTGCTGGAAATACAGGCGTAAAAGGTGATACAGGAAACCCTGGTGCTGTTTCGTTTTACCAGACATTTGACTCTTCAACTACCGAAGCCGACCCAGGTTCAGGTGAGTTCCGACTCAACCACGCAACACTTTCCTCTGTAACTGAAATTTATGTGGACGATGCTGATGGTGGTGCCACAGACATCATTGATTTGGTTGCAGCGTTTGACGATGCTTCCAACCCAGTCAAGGGCTTCTTGGAAATCCGCAGGTCTTCTGCTCCAACAAACTGGGCTCTTTACCGAATAAATTCACTCACTGATGAAACTGGCTACACACAGCTCAATGTTACTTATGTTGACCATGCTGGAACTATTACGGGGCTTTGCGAGATTTTATTCTCTCGAGCAGGTGACAAAGGGGACACTGGAACAGCAGGTTCCGCAGGAGCAAAAGGCGATACTGGAGACCAAGGGGTTCAAGGCGACCAGGGAGACACGGGAACTACAGGTTCGGCTGGTGCCAAGGGGGACACAGGAAATACAGGTTCGCAGGGCACGGCAGGAAACACTGGTGTGGCTGGGGCAGCAGGAGCAACGGGCGTAAAAGGGGACACTGGTTCAGCTCTGGCTTTGACCGCAGCTCCAGGTTCAGACCACTCGGCAAATGGTGTAACCATTACACTCAATGCAAATGAAGCTCACGCTTTTGGAGATGTTTGCTACATCAATGTCGATGGTCAAGCACAACTCGGGGATGCTGACGCTATTGCCTCTTCGGTGATTGTGGTTATGGCAATCGCTACAATTTCCGCAAATGCTGACGGACAATATCTCGTATTAGGAATTGCTCGGGACGATACTTGGGCTTGGACGGTTGGTGGAAAAATCTACCTCACAGTTACGGGTACCTCTGGAAATACTCTTTCCCAAACAGCTCCCACTGGTGCTGATGACTGTATCGTTGAAGTCGGTGTCGCAACACACGCTGACCGAATGTTCTTCAACCCAACTGTACAGGCAATCGTTGAGCACACAGGCTAAAAACTATGGCAATCGTATTAGAACAAACAGTCGGACAACGAGGCTCGGGTGGCGATAGAACTGCTGCCTCTCTCGCTGTGGCTGCGGGTGATGTCCTCATTGCTATTTGTACCGCCCAGGACTCAAACACAAACAACCTCCCTGTTGGTTCTGTTATTTTTAATGGTAGTGAGAACTTTACCCTCGTTATTGCAGCAGGAGGCTCGGCTGGAGCTGGTCAACCTTGTCGTATTGAAATCTGGAGACTCAATGCTCCAACCGCCACAACTGCCAATGTAGTTGCTGATTTTGCCTCTGGTATCAACGAAACAACACTCACAGTTTTCCGTCTTTCGGGAGCTGATGCAGCAGACCTTATTGAGGCTCAGGACTCTGATACTGCCAATGGATTTGCTCCAGCGATGAGTTTGGTTACGGCAGCAGCAGGGGCTTTTGCTCTTGGAGGTATCGTTTCTGAGGCAGAAATCACAGGATACGGAACCAGTCAGACTGAACGCTCAAACTTTGACGACCAGGGATTTGAAAACTCAAACACCTCAACTGAACCCTTGGCTTCTGCTGGAACACACGACCACTCGTATGGAATGTCTGGTGGAAATCCTTATGCTCAAGCATCTATCGCCATCAACGCCTCGGCTGGTGGGGGAGAAACCTCTGATGTCAAAAAGCTCTCTGGAGTCCTTCATGCAAGTCTCAAGAAAATCTCAGGAATTGTCGAAGCGTCAGTGAAAAAGGTGTCTGGGGTGTCCAACGTATAAACCCTGTTGCATTTCAGTACCGCAGAGATTATGATTATTTCATGCAAGACGAATGGAAAAAAGCACAAGAATTTGAGACCGACTGGTGGGGAGACTGTCTAAACACCTATGGTGAAGAAGAAAAACAGATATTTTACGCAAGAAAAATGGGACTCAGGTGGTTCCACAACGGGAAATCGCCGTACAACATTGATTTGGGCGGTCAGTCTGTTATTGATATTGGGGGTGCTGTTTCTTCTCTGCTTCTTAAATGTGTCAACCGTGGGGTAGCCATTGTTGCTGACCCTATGCCAATCCCCGACTGGGCTCACGATAGATATGCTTCTGGAGTTATTGAGTTTCTCAATCGAAAAGGTGAAGAGCTAGGGACATTGAAGTCCCTACCAAAAGTCGATGAGGTCTGGATTTACAACGTCCTCCAGCACACCGATGACCCTGCACTCATTTGCAAGAACGCTCGAAAGCTCGGGAAAATTGTTCGTGTTTTTGAGTGGATTGGGATAAAAGATGAACACGGACACCCTCACGAACTTACTGAGAAAAAGCTGAATGAATGGCTTGGTGGTGAAGGGCGAACCGAAAAACTCTCTCTACCCACTCTTCGGGGCACCTGTTATTACGGAATTTTCAAAGGAGATAGTTATGGAGTTTAGTATCCCAATCCCTAAATTTATGGTGGATTTTTGGTGGTTCCTCAATGACCGTTGTTCAGAATGTGGGGGTGAAGTTGAAGAGCACATAAATGGAAAATACTATTGTAAAAACTGCAATGCAAAAAACTAAATATAGATTTCATTTACTGGGACTCGTTCATGTACCGCAAGCACGGAGATATTCTGGCTGTGCGTTTACCCAGAAGAACTTGAAGCTGGCTAAAATGCTTGTAAACCTGGGGCATGAGGTGTTTTTCTACGGCTCTGAGGGTTCTGATGTTGTCGAGTATTGCAACAACTCCCCACTCCTTCATTTCATTCAAACACACACCCTAGCTGACATCCGAAAAGACTACGGCGAGGGAGACAACCGCTTTGAGCTGGGATATGACCACAACGCTCAAATGTTCAAGCATGACTTCAATGCTCCACCAAATCCATCAACCAGGAAGTTTTTCACCTCGGTCATTGAACACATCGTCAAAGTAAAAAAGGACGATGATTTTCTTCTCATTACTCAGGGAACGTACCAAAAGCCAATCGCTGATGCTGTGGGTTTGTATCTCACTATCGAGCCTGGAGTTGGGTACCGAGGAGCGTTTGCCAACTTCAAAGCCTTCGAGTCTTCCTACATTCAGAATTTCTATTATGGGAGCAAAAATCCACTGGAGTCACTCAACGGCAACTATTATGACCGAGTAATTCCCAATTACTTTGACCCTGCCGACTTTGAGGTTGCCGAGAAAAAAGGTGACTATTATCTCTACATTGGCAGAATGATTATCCGAAAAGGGGTTTGGACAGCCGTCAAAGCTACTGAGGCTATCGGAGCCAAACTCATTCTTGCTGGACAACTCGACCCAGAAATTGACATCACAACGCTTCCAAAACACTGCACATACGTTGGCTCAGTGGGCGTAGAAGAGCGGAAGAAGCTCATGGCGGGTGCTATAGCCACTTTCGTACCATCGGTCTATTTAGAGCCATTTGCGGGGGTTCACATAGAGTCTATGCTTTCAGGTACTCCACCCATCACAACAAACTTCGGTGTGTTCCCAGAAACCATCCCTGACTACTTGAATGGTCGGGTGGGTTTCCGTTGTAACACCCTGGCTGATTTTGTGGGAGCTGCCAGGCTTGCCAAAAAGATGGATGTCGATGTTCGCTTTGTGCGTGAGTACGCCGAGAGGTTTACCATAGACAGGGTGGCTTTGGACTACGAGAGATGGTTTGACGACCTTCATATACAATGGGAGAGTGCGGTTGACCCAAACAAACTTGGCTGGCATCGGCTATAATGTAATCATTACACATATGATAAAACGAGTACGAGACAAACTACGAAATTTTAGACCACAAGATGTGGTGTCCTATGAGGACTGGCAGGATATTGAGAGCCGTTTTGTTTTTGCGAGCAATCTTCTCAAGGAAGACAATCCTGCATACCAGATACTCAAAACCGACTTGGAACAGGCTCGGGAAATTCTCATCCATAACAGGGTTCACGAAGTCAAAGAGGTTCGCATTATCGGGGAACTCCAGAAGATTTTTACTACTGACAAAAAAGAGCAAATGGATGAACTGGTTGGTCAAATCAAATACATCGAAGGTTATTTGGCAGAGCTCCAGTCTTGGGTAGACCGCAAGGTTCAGCTCGAGCATGAGGAGGCTGGGGGCAAAATTGTCATCAGGAGAACCCAGGAGGAACAAGTAAATGACTGACAAAGACCCAAAAGACTTTCCATTTCCACTCGATACTGACATCGAAGAGCAGGTTCCTGTAAAGAAAATCTCCATTGACTCCATTGATGAGAAGACGGGCAGTGCCAAGTTTTCAGTCAAAACAGTCATGGAAAAACAGACTGTTCGCTACATGCACGTCCCCAAGGTGAAGTATCGCTGCAAGCCTGGCGACCATGTGTTTCGTGTCCTTGATGCCAAGAAGGGTATGTTTGGATGCACTCTCTGTCCTTTTGCAGCAAAAATCCACCCAGCAAACTACATGTTCAAAGACGGCAAACTAATACACCGCAGAACCCTCCGAGTCGTATAACTTGTCAATAGTTATTTTCACCCCTTTTTAGTGCGGTTTCCTACCTAACACATTACATTTAATAAAATACTTGTGTATTATTAAACTAAGCATAAAGCCTCTTTTGGCTCAACCTTTCGGGGGGCGACCCTCGTTATATAAATCGTTAGAGGAGAGCGTTTTTGCTAACACAAAAATATGAAGGGAGGTGAATATGATGGATAACAACACAAATGGTGGGGATAATTCCTCACAAGACCGTGGCTTTGGAGAAGTCGCTGAAAGAGAAATACCTCAAGACGCACTCGACTCCGAGGACACCCAGGATGAACAGGTAGAGGATGACTCAAACGAGTCGGACGATACGAACTCAAACCAGACTGACAACCAGGAAGGGGATGAGGGAGACAAAGCCGATGACGATGAGAATTCTCAGCAACCTAAGCAGGATAAAACGGAAAAAGGGACGAAACTCGACCCCAATCCAAAATCCGCAGTTCATCAACAATTAGCGAACGAAAGACGTGTGAGGACACAAATGGAGCAAGTTCTTGCTTCACCAGACCTCATAGCGAAATTCGTCAGGGAGCAGTACGGAATTGAAATGCCGACAGCCAAGGGAGCTTCACAGCAACCAGCAGCTACGACAACTCAACCCGTTACCACTACAAAGTGGACTGCCAAGGACTTTGAGTCCCTAGAAGATGTCGCTGAGAAATTCAACGGCTTACAGGAGCAATTTACGACTGAAATCTCCAAAAGAGATGAGGAAATAAAAAAACTCACTGGTCAACTAGGAGGCATCTCAGAGAGAGGTCGGATACTACAAATAGCCGACTCACTCGAAACGGATGTTAAAACTCTCAGTGCTGAACCTGAGCTTAATCCCAATAGCCCAGAATTTATTCCAGGCTTAGAGGATGAGATTGGTGCTTTGTATCATCGGTTAGACTTTGATGAAGCATCTGGGATGTACCGAGGAAACTACTCGATGCGTGAAATCGGAGAGTCAATAATAAAGACCGCCCGAACTGCTAAAAAAGCAGGTTCCCAGAGAGCTCAAACAATCGTCAAAGACAAAACTGGCGGTAGAATTCGCACTGGTACCCAGGGCAATAACCAGGGTGCAAGTCGGGATGAACTTCCACCTGCACAATCTATTGCACAAGGTATCTCAAAGATGTTCAAGTAAAACCTTGTGGGTGACATATGGGCTCACAAAGGTACTACTGAACCCTTTGTGGGGTAAAACCCAATGATAAATTATAAAAAAGATTGGAGGTGAATAAAATTATGAAACAAGCAAATTACGGACAAGGTTCAACATTTGAGGCTAACGATAAACAGCTTTATCTCAATATCGAAAAAGAGATAATGAAGTATCCTAGCCCTCGTATTGAGCTGTTAAAAAGAATTGGCTCTTTCGACCAGGCTATCAATTCTCACAAGATTGAATGGTCTCGCCGAGACAACAGACCTGTAAAGGCTCTCGTTGTAGAAGGTGCTGCTTCTGGTGGAACAGTGATTACTGTTGATACCGCAGGGGTCTTCAATGTGGACGACATTTTGGAGAAACCAAACGGTCAGCAAATGGTCGTTGAGGCTGTGAACGGTGGAGTACAAGTTACTTTCCGAGCACTGGCTGGTGCTGCTGAGGCTCTATCTGGCGGTCAAACTGTCAGACGCATCGGTATGGCTACCGCTCAAGGTAAAGTTGCCGACAATATGGTGCGAACTGGGTACGAAGATTTGTACAACTACACTTCCATTTTGGAAGACGTGGTTGACTTATCTGGAACTGAGCACAACGCCCTCATTAGAGGACACGAGAACTCAGGTCAACTGATTGCTCGAAAACAGCAAGAATTGGCGGAAATCTGGCAGTCACAGATGGTGCTCGGCAAGAGAACCAAAAATGACGCTTTGAAGACTACCACTAATGCTGGTATCAAGCAGCTCATCGAACTGTATGCTCCTAACAACATTATCGACTTCGGAGGCACGGGAACGTGGTCTCTAACAGGCGACAGTGGTGTTCTCGGGAAAGTTGATAACGCACTCGATGTGTTATCTGCTAAGGTCATGGACAAACCTGTGATGTACGTTGGTGCCAAATTCATGCGTAAATTCAAACACGTCATGGCTGACACTATCCGAACAGACCAGGAAAATGACACCAGAGGTATTGGAGTCGTAGGTACATACCTGTCACATCTCTATGGAAAAATCAAAGTAGTCCTCTTGCAAGAGAGAACTGGCTGGATGGACAACATGGTGCTTTTCGTTGATGAGTCCGATGTCGGACAAAAAGCAATGAAGGGTCGTGAATGGCAAACCTACCCACTCGCAAGATTGGGAGACTCTTACAGATGGCAAGTTCTGTCTGAAAGAACGGTCAAAGTGGGCAATCCAGAAGCTCACGCAATGCTTATCAACCTCGGTTTATAATCGTAGGTGGGTAGTATTGAGAAGCCCTCGGCAGCAGTGTCGGGGGCTTTTTTGTGGGGGGGGTGGTTCACACTCATCGTGTGTAACCATTACACTAGAAGTATGAACAAATTAACGCATTTGAAAGGAGGTGAGTAATATGGCAGGAACAGCAGTAGGACGAACAGTGTTCGTATTAGGCAAGCAAATTCATGGCAACCGTCAGGTTGTTGTGGTTGAAGATGGTCAGGAGTATGGCTTCGAGTACGCAGCTATCCAAAACATCATCACGGCTTATACAGCACAAACAGCCCGTTTCCCATACGATTTACCAGCTTAATGTTGGTGAGTTTAGTAGAATAGGAGGGTGGTTCTTTTCGGAGAGCTGCCCTCTTGTTGTATTACAAAGTTTATCTTTGCAGGGTATTATTAGAGTATGCAGATAGTAGGCAATTACAACGAAACCATTTCAGACATCATGGCACTCATGGCTCCTTCGGCTGGAGGTGCTATCCCTGATGAAGACTCAGAAGAGTACGGACAATGGCTCCTATTTATTCAAACCAAATATGAGGAGGCATCTCGCCGTGGCTTCTGGCGTAGACTGCTCAAAAAGAGCACACTCACCCTCGCTGAGGGCGACACTGTGGTGTACCTCCCTGACGACTTTCAAAGAGCAAATGGACTCTATATTTTCTATGTTGATGGAGTAGATTTGTGCGACCCAGACCGAGAACCAGACGACCAGTCTATTTTCGTTGAGGTTGACACTGACCCCTTTGAAGAGGACGGAGTGACCGCAAATGCCAACTTTGGTAAATGGAGAGTGACTTTCACCGAAGGTGTTGCAGAAGCCCAGGACGCACCAATTTGGTATTTCTGTGTTCCTCCAAAACCAACCGAAGCCACTGATAAAGTTCTTTTACCAGGAGACATGATTGGATTTGGTGCATTATCAGAAGTATTCCGAACCACCAACTTGGAAGGCTCCCAGGACGATGCTCGTACCGAGTACGAAAACCGTCTTGCTACCTACTTGGCAATGGAGATGATACCTCCTCGAAACGAAATCCTGACCTTCGTTACCAACCCTCGAGGGGCTGACAGACTCAGACTCGCCAAGAACAGGTGGAGTGCTCCACGGGGTTCACGACAGTCGAGGATGTAAGCCTATGCCATTCGTATACACAAAAAAAAGAAAAAACCCACCGAAGCAAAGGATGGGGAGTAAAGGATTTCCAGACGGCTGGAACTCTCTTCCTCATGCTTCATCACTGAAAGACACCGAGCTTGCAGAGCTCATCAATGGTGTTTATTCTCAGTATGGTTCAATTTCCAAACGCCAGGGGTCACAGCTTTTAGGACTCCCTTCCGAGATTGATGGTGCCACCCACACGGTTGCTGGGGGTATGTTTTATGACATCGCTGGTCAGGACTACCTCATTCGTGTCGTCAATACAGGACACGTTGAACGCTACTCTTTTACCAGTGGTTTATGGGGACTTTTGACAGGAACTCCTCCTGTTGGTTACTCCGATGTTGACCCAGAATTTGTCAATGACTCTCCAATTTTCAGCACTAATGCTCACATCAATATCGTCCAAACAAATGGGAAAATTTACTTTGCTTCCAGTGAAGACCGAGTGACTATCTTCAACGGCTCGGTGTGGAGTGTGTATGTTGAGCTCCCAGACCCCACAGGAGACATTACTGTGGTCAAAACGGGTGCTGGTACAGGTACTCGCTCCTACTACTACCGCTATGTGGATTTGAACGAATTTGGCACCACTGCTGGAAATCCTGCCGTGGTTGCACAGGCACAGGGAACTGGATGGTACGGCTCAATGCCTGAAATTGACGGTTCTACCTACCTGACTTTGACACTTCCTGCTGCTGCTACTGGAACCACCAGACGTGCAGTGTACCGTGGAGATACGGCTGGAAATGAGTTCTTTTTGGCTGAACTTGGAGCTGCTGAAACCACCTATATCGACAAAAACGTCAATCCACAGGGAGAAGAAGGGACTTCGGTCATCTTCCCAATTCCCGAGGAAAACACGACTCCTGGCTATCATTTCTACTTACTGGCTGTGTATGCCAACTCACTCGTTGGTACCACGGTTGAAGAAGGTGCTGATGTCCTGGTGTGGTCGGCAGGTGACGACAAATTCGACTCTTTTGCCCTCTCGGACGGTGCTGGATTTGATGGCTACCAGAGAGGTGACGGGCAAACAATCAATGCTCTGCAACCATTCTCTGTTGCCAATAAAGATGGTTTGGCTATTTTCAAAGATGCTCGTACAGGGCTTTTGGAGTTTGATGCCGAGGGTGGTGGAGATATTCAGAACGTCAATGTGGTTCGAGGTACGATGTCGCCAATGTCTCCTCACGTTGCAGGGGATAATATCCGCTTTTACTCCTCTGAGGGTGTCTCCTCACTGGGTCATGCGGAAAACTTTGGAACTATTTTGAAATACACCGTTATGTCGCTCAAAGCTGATGCAATCACCTCTCGTGTGACACCAGCTAACTTGCCAAAAATCTGTTCAGAATACTTCCGAAACTTGTCTCTTTTCTCAATTTCTACTGGGGATGCAGCCGTTGGAAACGACTCCATGATTGTCTATGACGAACGCTACAACACCTGGAGTTACTTCACAGGACTCCATGCAGCGTTCATGTTCAAAGGACTTCATCCAACAACTAAAGTGGAAGCTCTCTACTTTGGCACTTCTGATGCAGCTCCCGACTCTGTTGGTGCAGCCGTTGTGGAAATGTTCAAAGGAAAAACTGACTATGCGACCTCTTCTGGCTCTGGAACCAAGATTACGCTCTCTCTCACCACAAAGCAGTGGGATGCCAATTTGCCCGATGCTTTCAAGAAATACGACAAAGCGGTGCTCATTTTCGGTTCTCTGTTTGGAAACAACACCACAGTTCAGGCGTTCTTTATGGACGGCAACGGGCTTGGTCAATTCCCACGGTATCGAATTGCCACTGACCCAACCCTTTCAGGCTTTGGAAACGATGAGTGGGGCAATCAAGAAGTTGGCATGATGCAGGAGGATGACCAGGGAGAAACACTCAATATCCGCTACATCAACCTGCGACAGAGAGACCTTTTCTGGACAAAACTCAACTTGCAGAATGACGGCGTGGAGGATGACGTTACTCTTATCGGTATCGCTATTTATTATTCAAGTTCCCAGAGACAGCTCCCTGCAAAAGCACGACTTAATACTCTGGCGTAGTTGACAAATAACTAGCGTTGTGGTAATATGTTGGACACTATGAAATACTTTGTAATGATTACACTATTTTGGTTTATCACTATTGTGGTCAGCTTCTTTGGTGGGGTGAAATTTGCCACTCCCTACACTCCCGTTGAGGTCATAACACCTCCCACGGGTCAGGAAGTGCTCGCCGAACTCAATACCTATCGACTTTCCCAAGGACTTGAGCCTTTTGAATTGTCAGACCGTTTGTGTGACAATATCGTTGAGAGATGGCACAATTACAAAAACAACAATTCCCACGAAGGGTGGGATGAGTTTGCTGCTAGGGAATATCCTGGTGGATTTACGGCAAATGAGCTCTTGGTAGCAGGAGAGTCAGCCAAAATCATGGTAGACCAATGGGTGTCTTCACCCTCACATGACCTGGCAATAAAGAGCAATTCAAAAGCCTGTGTGTACTCGTATGACGGTTTGTCAGTGGCACTACTTTCAAACTGAATTGAGACATTACATTACATTTTGAAAAGTGGTGTAGTATTATTAAAGCATAGGGAATAAATAAACTTATGAATTTCGACACAATTCTCAGACTCATCGGCGGTGAAAACCTTGACAAGATTGGTACTACGTTTGGACTAAAAGAACGTGGCTGGTCTGAACGGGCAAATAACAACCAACCAACCACCAATACTGGTGTTACTCCTCAGTCCAAAGCTGCTGGTCTCGATGACTGGCGTAGAGTTCACTTCGACCAATCAACTGGCAATCCAAACTATCGTCCTCCTGCAAATGACCAAACAACTACTCCTCCTGGTGGAGGTGGTGCTTTTAGTGCTCCTGGTGGCGGTGGTGCAGGAGACCAAGGTGGTGGCGGTGGACAAGTCGATGAACTCGCACTTGCCGAAGCTGCTCGCCGAAATCGCATCAATTCCTACAAAGCTCAGGCTGGCAACATCCGCTCACAAGCTCAGGGTGCTTTTGACAACATCCTAAAAGCTGTTGCTGCTTTCCGAGACCGCTCAAAAACTCAATACGACACTGCTGGTCAAGAAATTACCAACAATGCTTCTGAAATTCTTGGCTCCAATGCTCGTACCGCTACCGAAGCTGCTGGTTCAGCTCGCTCAAGGGGTCGTGCCATGGGATTGGGTGACAGTTCAAAATTCGCTCTCCAAAACAAAGTTCAAGGAAATCTCGCCTCTACTCAGGGTTCAACCATCGCTCGAAGGGGTGAGGAAGAGTCCTCAAATCGAAACCTCTTCCAAGAGAGAAACGACCAAGCACAGGGTCAAGAAGATGAGGCAAACACCTATCTCAAGAACGCAAATGACCGTGCAACTACTGTTGAAAATACTGGGTATGATGCAGGTGAGGAAGTCTTCACCAGTGCCCTCAATGACATCGTGAACTACCAACGCCAGCTCGCAGCCGTCAAGCCTGTTCAGGCAGAAGGCTTACAGCAATACGCCCCGAACTTCGGTGGCATTGCGAACACTATCAATGGTGTGCTTGATGGTCTTGGTGGCGGTAGAGGTGTTACGGAAGAGCAAATGGGTAACCCAGTCAATCCTACCAACGTGTTTGATATTCTCAAACGCCGAGGCTTAGTTCAGGGCTAATCTCCTTCATAACGATACTTTCTCTCCTCTCTGATGATATTATTAGAGTATGGCACTAGCATTACTCCAAAAAGTCGCAGAAAAAGCAATTCAAGGTGTTGGAATGGCAGCAGGTTCCGCTTGGAATTATCTGTCAAAAAACGCTCCACAAGCTATTGACAAAGCACTCGAATTAAACCCTCAAACACGGGTTTTTTCTCAACGTGGACAGGGTGAAGTTGCTGACCTTGGTCGTTTCCTTCAAAAGATGCCTGATACTACTATCAAGGCACCCGAGTCCCGTGCCCCACAGTTCATCAAAAACACTCCCGCAGCTCTCTTATTTGATAATCCAGCTACTAAATTGCAGGACAAAGCCACTGAGTTTGTTTCTGGTATTCCAGGTGAATTTGTTCGTTCATGGGGTCGCACCACTGAGCGTGTGGCAACTCCCGAAGGACGACAGAAGATCGCCCAAGGAGCACAAGCTCTCCCAGGACAAGTAAAGAAAATTGCTACTCCAGGGCAACGCATGGAAGGACTTGGGGAATTGGTTGAAAATCCTGCTGTAGAAGATGCTCTCAATGCCACTGATTTGTTCACTCTTGGTGCTGGTACCGCTCTCAAAGCTGTTGGCAAGGAGGGTGTGGAACAAGGTGTCAAACAGGTGGTCAAAAAAGGTGTCAAAACCGCTACTAAAGAAGTCATCGAGCAGGGTGTGGAAAGTTCGGGGAAAACTGCTGCAAAAACACTCTTCAAAGAGATAGCTGAGAAGCCTGGTGCCGTGCTCAAAGCGGTCACTGACCCAAAGGCTCAAAAAGCAGCTCTCAATGTTGTGGAAAACTCCGCTCCATCCATTGTTGATGACGCTGTAAAACAGACAAAAACACTCTTCCGAAAACCAGTGGAAATTGCTCAGAAGTGGGTCAATACTCGTGAGGGTTTCACTAACTGGCGAGCTGCTGACATCAAGAAAACCCCAGGATTGACCGCTTTTGACAAAGAGGGCATGGAAGCCATCATTGAGCTACAGGCTGGGAAAAACCCTGAAAAATTCAAAGCCATCAAGGACTTCACTGACGGGCTGTTTGAGCTCGAAAAGAAGGCTGGGCTACTGGAACCTGAACAATACCGCAAAAACTATATTACTCAGCTTTGGGATAACAGTCCCGAGGAAATTGATGAGGTGTTCAAAGCGGTTGTTGGCAAGAAGCCAGGGTTTACCAAGGCTCGCTTGCTCGAGGACTACAAAACTGGTATCGAAGCAGGGCTCAAGCCCCGATATAACACAATGTCTGACTTACTGGAGTCTCGTTTCAAAACCTCTCAAAGAGCACTGGCTGACAAGGAACTTATTGATGATTTGATAACCTCTGGGAACGGAAAAACACTCGATAAAGCACCTCCTGGCTGGGAGGCTGTTGACCTTACCTGGGAAAATAAACCCATCGCTGTTCCTCCTGAAATTGCAAAGATTGTAAAGAATTACACAGCTACGGGCTCAAAGATGCTTGAAAATACAGCACAGTTTGTGTCAGAAGCCAAGCAAACCATCCTTTCGGCTGGTATTCCTCGCTCTGGGTGGAATTTCCACACTGGGGTCAACGTCCCCACCCGTGCAATGGCAGCTCGTAAAAACCCACTGGGAGCAGTGGTTGACTCTCTTATCTGGAACACCAACCCAAAGAGTGCCGAAACATATATAACCAAAACTGTTCCGAAAGAAATTACCGATGGACTACTCAAAGCAGGACTCACCATTTCCCGAAGTGCTGATGATGCTGGATACGGGTTCAAACCAAAGCCAGGAAAAGGGAAAATCTCCGCAGCTAGAAACACCTGGGACAAGCTCTTCTCAGAGGTCGCCTTCGACAAAGTGCTTCCTGCTCACAAGTTGAAAGTGGCATGGGAAACATACGAAAATGCTCTCAAAAAGGGACTCTCCTCAGACGAGGCGTTCCGCATTGCTGCTGAGACCTCAAACACTGTTTTTGGAGGGGTAAATCCAAAGGCTTTGGGTAGAGAACCAGACTTTCAAAATGCACTCAGAACCTTCCTTTTAGCACCAGATTGGCTGGAGTCAAACATCAAAATTGCAGGGAAAATGGGTGGTCTTTTGCACCCAAAGAACTGGGCTGACCCAGCGTATGCTCCCTACAAGAGATTTGCTGTAAATGCTGCTGGAATGTACTCTTCATTTGCGATGCTCAACAAAGCTATGTCGGGTAAGTTCCCATGGGAAAATGGTGAGGGTCAAGAATTCAACCTTGCGACTGGTACTTTTGATGAAAGAGGTCGGGAACGAATGGTGCCTGTGTTTGGTACCGCTTTTGACTTTGCTCGTATCCCACTACAACTGGTGAGAGCCATCGGAGATGGTGACCCAGAACAAATTGGTCGGGTACTCAGAAACCGCCTTTCACCACCTGCGAGTGCTTTTACCTCTCTTTTCATTACTGGGGAGGACTACAGAGGTCGTCCAATCGACACTCCTGGTGAGATTGCAGGACAGGTCGCACAAGCCGTTGGTGTGCCCTCCCAGATAACAAATGTCATCGGTGGGCTTACTGGCGAACAAACTCCAGAAGAGGTACTTGCTGGGGTACTTGAGGCACCTGTCAGGTACCGTGGTGGAGCCAATACTGCTGAGAAACGACAAACTGCTGACCTGATGAAATCGGGTGGTTCAACAAATGAAGACATCAACAAAGCCTTCCAGTCAGACTACCAAGATGAGGGTGGTGGGTTCTTTGACAAGCTCCTGGGTGGCTCTTCCTCTGGAAAAGGTATCACTGTACCAAAAACTCCCAAGGAGAAGAAATCCTTTGAAAAAGCTGTGGATACGGCACTGGAAAATGGAGCGGTTGACCTCTCGGAAGATGTAATCATTACACGGTTTTTCGATGGAAAAACCTATGATAAAAGTGCCCGCTCTGGACAACAGGACATCCTCGATGCTGCTCTCAAAGTGGCTGATGATGAGTACCTCACGCCTGAACAAAAGACAAAAATCGTCAACTCTGCAAAGATTGATGAGGTTGACCTGCAATACTACCGAACAGCCTCACTTGACCAAACTGACCGCCTGGAAGGACTTCTTATGTATGCCTACGAAGCCCCTGAAAACAGAGATGAGTTTATCCAAGACCTCATTCTTGGGAAACGTGCTGTGGGTGGAAAATCTATGTTCTCAACCACAATGTTTGATAGACTTTATGACGAAGGACTCATTTCCAAGGAAGAAAAAGCTCTCATTGCAGCCGTCAAATATGACCCAGTGTTCAATAAATTTTACATGGATAGAGACTACAAGGGTGGTGGAAGCGGTGATGGTGGAGCCTCCAAAGTACGCTCTTATATCAGCTCTATAAATGCCCTCCACAAGAGCCCATTCAAGAAGAGTACCCAACCAAAGACATCTGATGTGCTGAAAAATACTGAACCACTTGAGGCTCCCAAGGTGAAATTTTCAAAGACACCAAAAGGGAGTGGAGGAACCAAAAACCAATGGTTTACGGCGTATTAAATTACAATCTCTTTGAAGAACGGGTAGAATAAAAGTATGACCAATTTAGCGAACGACAAATATCGAGCAACTCTGCGTTCCACCTTCGTGGACGGGGTTGATACCACACTCAACGTCACAGCAATTCCAACGAATTTGCCGACTTTGGTTACTGTAGGCTGGAACACTCAATACGAGACAGTTTTTGCCATTACAGGCACCTCTGGTTCCAACTCTTCAAACTACGCTCTTACAGGACTCACCAAAATCAAGGGATATGAGGGCAATTTGCCTGAAAACTTGGCGGTCAACTGTTTGAACCATGAAGAGTTTTTTAACCAGTTTGCCAGTGTGGTAAATGACTCGTATATTCGCCTCGATGACCTCTCTGCTGATGTGGACACCCCAAGTGCCGACAAAGCTATTTTCTACATGAAGAATGGCTCTCCTTACGTCATCAATGATGCGGGAACAGTCACTCAAATTGGGTTCAAATCTGATGAATGGATTGATGTTGCTGATGCTGCAACCATGACCATTGACCTCTCTGAAACCATCAAAAAGCTCAAATATAAACTCGGAGCTCTTGCTGGTAACCGCACCCTTGCGTTGACCAACATTGCTGAGGGACTCATGTTCTTTGTCAGAATTATGCAGGACTCTACTGGCTCTCGAACTGTTACCTGGTTCCCAGTCGTTTCTGAAACGGTGACAATGACGATTGCCACTCCAGGTGTTGTGACTACCAGTAAAGACCTCAAAACAGGCACTCCAGTCAAATTTACGACCACTGGGGCTCTTCCAACTGGCATCACTGCTGGTACGAAGTATTACTGGATTAGAACCTCTGCCACGACTGGAAATGTTGCCACCTCAAAAGCAAACGCTCTTGCAGGAACGGCTATTACTACTTCTGGCTCACAGTCAGGAACTCATACTATGGCGGTACAAATTATCTGGGCGGAAGATGTGGAACCACCACTAAGCACAGACAAACTTGCATACGATGATTTCATGTTCATCGTGCATGACGAAAATACCATTACGGGAGTGACAGTAGCCCAAAACATGTAAAGTATGAACTATGGCAACACAACGACTATTTCGCTCAGACGACACATCCAAATGGACGTACAAGTACGGGACTCGGGCACAGGGGAATAAAACCTTCGGTTCCGAAACACTCGACTCAGGCGACCATTTCTACAACGGTGCTTTCACTGGTACTGAGGGTGCTCTTGTTGGTGCTTCAACCAACATCTCTGATGGTACCTATAACCTCCCCTGTATGATTATCCAGACCAAAGGTACTGGGTCAAACGTCAATCCTAACTACGAACTAAATGTTCTCGTTTCTGTTGCCTCAAATGTCCCGACTTTCAAATATCCACTCACAAAGACCTGGAACACTGGTGCTCAAATCGTCACTTCTGGTAACTGGGGTGATGTCACAATCCCCAACGCTGCTTCGGTAACAGTCACTCAATACAACTCAACTAATGGCTACGGTGGTGTTTTTTTCCTTCTTGGAAAAGGTCGCTTCACCCAGGTTGGTACAGGAAATGTTGACCTTCGAGCAAAAGGCTTTGAACGGGGTGGTTGGCATGGAAACACCTCTGACTCTGACTACGGTGGAAACGGTGGATATGGTCAGGCAGGACAATCTGGAAAAGGTGGCTATTCAGGCTCAACAATCAATGGAAATGCTCCCTCTGGTGGAGGTCGTGACGAAGGTGGAACTGGAAGAACTGGTGATACCAACTACACGGGCGGAGGCGGAGGCGGAGGCGGAAGCCAAGCTCAGGGTGACGAGTCTGCTGGTGGCGGTGGAGGCGGAGGTCACAAGTGGGGTGGAGGTGGTGGAGGCTCTGGAACTGACGGTCAATCAGGTGGTGTCGGAGGAGCTTCAAATGCTGTCGGTGGTGGACAAGGCGGAACTGGTACCAACGGTGCTGGGTCTGCTTCTGGGTCGGCTGCTGCAAACGTGTCGGGAACT